ATATAAGCCAAGAAACAAGATTAAAAATGTCATTGGCAAATAAAGGAAAAATTATTTCGAATGAAACAAGATTAAAAATGTCATTGGCTCATAAAAATGAATATTCAATAAAGTCACAGGACTCACATAATAGAAATATATTTTTTAAAGAATTAGATTTATATAAAATTAATGTAAAACCATTAAATAAATTAACATTAACTAGGTCTGAATTATGTGAATTATTGAAAATGAATAAAAAAGTATTATTAGTTCGATTACGTGCAAACAAATTCAAAAATGCTAAAGTTATTAACAATAAATGGATAATTTCTATGGAAGATATTAAAAATTATTATGAAAACAACCACTATCTATTATGACCACAGCCAACGAACTATACCTAGCTAGGCTAAGTGGCAACCTAAGCTATCCAAACGTATTTAGCCAGCTAGTTAGCACACCCGTGTACCTATTGTACACTAATGAGCAACAATACTATCAGCATGTGTACGTTCCTGAGCAACAAAACAACCAACACTTGACAAACCCCAAGTAATGTGTTAGTCTATCAAATGACGGCTATGGTTTTGCAAGACCAGTGGTACAAGAGTGAGTACCCAGAGCCGTCATATTATCACTCCCTAATACTCAAGGTACAAATGAACAACTACTTAATATATAAACACACTTCTCCATCTGGAAAAGCATATATTGGACAAACTAAAAACTACGAAAAACGCTGTGCTGCCCATAAAAGATTATCGAGTGGATGTCGCATATTTAGTCATGCTATACAACACTACGGTTGGGATACTTTTAGCCATGAAATATTATACGATAATCTAACAATAGAACAAGCTAACGAACTTGAAGCTATGTGCATTTTAGAACATAACAGTTTATCACCAAATGGATATAATCTAAGAACAGGTGGTGATAACGAAACAGTATCTGATGAAACACGTAACAAACAACGTGAAGCTCAGTTAGGAATGAAACATTCTGCTGAAAGAAATGCTAAGAAATCAAAATATTTGACTGGAAGAAAACACTCACCAGAAAGAATAAATAAAGTAACCATAGCCAATACAGGTAAAAAACGTACAGCAGAACAAATAGAACGTATTGCTGCAACTAAACGAGGTGTGAAACAATCAGCTGAACATATTGAACTCCGTGCATCAAAAATTCGTGGAGTCAAAAAATCACCAGAACACATTGAAAAAGTACGTTTAGTTAATATAGGCAAAGTGGTATCTGAAGAAACTAGAAAACGACAACGTGAAGCGCAATTGGGTAAAACAAGGTCACAAGAAGCTATCGCTAAAATAGCAACGGCTTTGCGTGGAAGAACTAGACCAAAAGAACTTATTGATAGTATGGCTTATACTAGAAACAAAAATATTTTTATAAAAGAATTTGCTTTATACAACATCAATATAAAACATTTGACTGATAACGAAATTGGAACAACTGTGCTTACTGGATTATTAAATGTAAATAGAAGTGTGATAAACGATAGAATTAAAGCAAATAAATTTCTAAATGCATATTTTAAACATCCTGCTTGGCACATCCCATTACAAGATATTCACGATTATTACATAAACGGCTCAATTTTATATGGCTTATGATTATAACCTAAAAACCAATCGTAAAATCATTTGGCAACCAAATCCAGGTAGCCAAGCACTTGCAATGAGCGCACCAGCAAATCTCATACTATATCATGGGACGAGAGGAAACGGCAAAACGGACGTACAGCTAATGCGCTTTCGTGCAGGAGTTGGCCAGGGATATGGTCGCCATTTTCGGGGGCTGTGTACAGACGTTCAGCTGAGTTCGCTCGATGATATTATTTCAAAAAGTAAAAAATACTTCTATCAATTCAACGATGGTGCGCGTTTTTTATCAAGTAAGGGAGAAAATCGCTGGGTATGGCCTACTGGCGAAGAATTATTATTTCGTGCTGTAGATGATGTGACATCCTACGAAAAACTTCATGGGTCAGAATTTGCATATATTGCGATAAACGAAGCAAGTAAGTCGCCAGACAGTACGGTACTAGACCTATTAATGTCGCTTAATCGAACATCATTTGTCCCAGAAGACCACCCATTGCCCGATGGTAGCCTACTGCCTGAACTCAAACTAACAATTTTTTTGACCACAAATCCATCTGGAATAGGGCGCAATTGGCTGAAGAAACGCTTCATTGACCAATCAGCTCCGGGTGAGATACTCAAAAAACGTATAGCTATCTTCAATCCAAGAACCCAAGAAGATGAAATAATTACCAAGACGCAATGTCATATTTTCGGTTCATGGCGCGAAAATACCAAACTCTCAGCCGATTATGTCGCGGACCTCGCACAGATTACCGACCCAGTCAAACGTAAAGCATGGCTCTTAGGCGACTGGGACGCAGGTTGTGAAGGTGGCATGTTTGATGACCTATGGCAATCAGATGTGCATATCATGCGTCCCTTTAACATACCTCACAGTGGCTTTATTGACCGTTGTTTCGACTGGGGTAGCTCAGCACCATTCTCTATAGCTTGGTATTGGAATTCCGATGGCTGTGATGTGACATTGTCGGATGGTCGAACAATAAGCACAATACGTGGTGATATATTCCGCATAGCCGAATGGTATGGCGCACAAGAAGGGCAACCTAACAAAGGATTAATGCTACTTAATGCTGAGATTACCAAAGGCATCATAGAACGTGAAGTCGCTATGGGCATATACGGACGCGTAAAACCAGGAGCTGCAGATAACTCAATCTGGGACGTAAAATCAGGTGCGTCAATTGCTGCCGATATGCTTAAACCTGTGCGCTTAGACGATGGCAAGACATACGCAGGGGTAACGTGGCGTAGGTCAGATAAATCACCAGGTTCACGCACAGGTGGCTGGCAAGCAGTACGTAAGTACCTATCTGGAGCGATTAGACCACTAGGTTCAGTACGTGAGTTTCCAGGATTGTTTGTATTTAACACATGTAAAGATTTCATTGAAATATTCCCCACATTGTCCCGCGACAAAGACGATATGGATGACATTGACACACGAGGATGTGACCACCAAGCCGATGAGCTACGATATAAAGTACTCTCAACAGCTATGGGTTCACGTTCTGGTAAAACAAAAGGATTATAACATGGGCAAGATAGTACCGTTCAAAACAGCAAGTAACGTTGCAGATGAATTGTCACCAAATGAAGTATTAGAATACTCCAAAGACCAGTTCAAAGAAATACTTATTTTAGGGTATGACTTAGAAGGTTACTTAGACATTAGGTCTTCATCTAACCTAAGTCATTCAGATATATCGTGGCTTATAGACTTATTTAAGCAGAAGCTATTAAATGGCGACTTCATGGGCGACGACGAATAACAACCGCTTTATAGCTTATAGCAACTGGAACAGCAACTGCTATAGCCAAAGCTTCCAATAACCATTACAGCGACGACGACAATGAGCAAAGATAAAATATTACGCAAAGGCATCAAATCAGATGACTTTTACTACGACAAGTTGTCAGACAAAAAAAGTAAAGATAAACCAAAACGTGACAATAATACTAAAAAGAATTTTAACTATGATGTTGACAATTCTAATTGAATGTGCTATAAGTATTTATTATAGCACCTATTTTGGCATCCAGACTGGAAATCATATAAATGATAAACAATAAACATCCTCAGTACGCTGAACACCTATATGATTGGACGCTTATGCGCGACTGTTATAAAGGCGAGAGAGCTGTCAAGGACAAGAATACTATATACCTACCAGCCACATCAGGTCAAGAATTAGATGGAATGGGAGTAGGAGAAGATGGCTACAAATCCTATAGTGCATACAAGACTAGGGCTATATTCCCTGGTTTTGTGTACACTGCCGTTGAATCCTATTTAGGATTATTGCATACCAAGCCTACTAGTATCACATTGCCACCAGAGATGGAATATCTCCGTACATGTGCTACGATTACAGGCGAAGACTTAATCACTGTGCTACGCAAGATTCAAACTGAGCAATTGATTACAGGACGCATTGGTGCGTTAATGGACTTACGTGAGTATGAAGTTAATCCACAGCCCTATATCGCATTGTATCACGCAGAACGCATCATTAATTGGGATAGTAATGACCCAATAGCTGGGCTTAATGCACTCAACATGGTTGTATTAGACGAGTCACGCGCAATTAGGTCATCTGATTTTGTCTGGCGTACTGCGTTAAAATATCGCATATTGTCACTAGGTGATATATTTGACAACGAACCTAATGAACAAGGTTACATCTATAAGCAGTCGCTTGTAGATTTGACATCAGCAGGTGGCGTAGAAAATACCAATTACGACAATTTCATCGTTCCTCTTATTCGCAATACCCCGCTGCAAGAGATTCCTTTTGTGTTTATTAACTCAAAAGACACTGCAGCAATGCCAGATGTGCCACCTTTGTTGTCACTCGCTACATTGTGCTTAGCTATTTATCGTGCAGAAGCTGATTATCGTCATACCTTATATATGCAGGGGCAAGATACCCTAGTTATTATCGCTGGTTCAAACGACCCAGATGATGAAACTCGTGTAGGTGCTGGCTCTAAAATCGAAGTAGGCATGGGTGGTGACGCTAAATACATTGGCGTATCTTCAGCTGGCTTAACTGAAATGCGCAGTTCTTTAGAGAATGACCGTGTGTCAGCACAAGCAATGTCTGGTCAATTAGCATCTAACAAAGGCTCACAAGAATCTGGCGATGCATTGCGCTTGCGTATGGCGAGTCAAACGGCTAACCTAACGCAAATTGCTATATCATCATGCTATGGCTTAGAGCGTTTACTTAAGATTACTGCACGTTGGATGAACTTAGACGACAGTCTAGTGTCCGTAACACCTAACTTGCAATTCGCAGATAACCGCATGACAGGTCAAGACTTCGTACAATTAATGCAAGCTAAGTCAATGGGTCTGCCATTAAGCGATGAATCATTGCATGACTTAATGCAAGCACAGAATTTAACATCTATGTTATATGACGAAGAAGCTAAATTATCTATAGAAGAATTTACTAAGATGAAAGAGCTTACTGCCAAGTTAATGCCTAAGCCTATTATGCCAGCAGCTCCAGCGCAAGACAGCAACAGCAACGACAAAGAAGACAGCAACAGCGACAGCAAAGACCCAGCTCAACCAGCAGCTAAACCAGCAACCGCCTAATGGCAAACAAACTAACCAACCTAACCAATAGAGAAAAATCATGGAATTAAATATTTTCGAAGATGACATTTTGCATTTAGACCCTGTTTTACAAACGCTATATAGCGAAGATAACGGCAAGTTTAAACTAACAGCTGTTAAAGATATGAAAACAACTGCCGACATCGCTTCATTGCAAAATGCATTAGCTATGGAACGCAATGACCATAAAGCAGCCAAAGAACAAATTGCAGCTTATAAAACATTTGGCGATACTGAAACTATTGCACAGCAGTTATCACGTATTGCTGAACTCGAAGCTGGTGCAGGTAAACCAGATGAAGACAAGATTAATGCAGTAGCTGCAGCACGTGTGAATACACTTGTTAAGCCACTTGAAGTTGAACGTAATCAATTACAGCAACAAATCAGCGAATATACACAAGTTATTGAAGGTTACAAAGTAAGCGAAAATAGACGTGTAATCAAAGACAGCGTTACTGAAGCTATCGGCAAAGCAAAACTTGACCCTACTTATGCAGAACATGTGCATTTGCTTGCAGAAAAGATTTTTACTATTGACGATATGCAACGTCCAGTAACAAAAGACAACGTAGGATGCACACCATTTATTGACCCAGTAGTGTGGCTTTCAGAAATGCAAGCTAAGTATCCTTACTGGTGGGGTAAATCACAAGGTGGTGGTGCGCCAGGTTCGAATGGCGGTATGTCTAATGCAGACAATCCGTTCAGCAAAACGTCTTGGAATTTAACTAAACAGGGTGAACTCTTTAGAGAAAACCCACAACGTGCTGAGCAGCTTAGACAAATGGCTGCGAGGTCTTAATCTTATCCTAACGGAGAATTATAAAAATGGCAAAAGCAAAAGCACCACCATTTAAAAAACCTAAAGCACCTATGAAACCAGGAAAAGCTAAAGGTTGTTAAGCAATATCAAACCCTAGTGTAAAAGCTGGGGTTTTTGTTTGGTAAGCTATTGACAATACATAAATAGTGTGCTAGACTAGTGGTATACAGTAATGGGCATGGGTCAATTACAAAAAAATTAAAAGATTCCTACTCATGGGAGGTGGAAGAACAATTCAACTCATTATATAAAAGGAAGTAAACAATGTCAACTTTTTCAAATACATTAAGCTCATTAATTGTACCAGAGGTATTTAATCCTTATGTACAACAATTAACTCAAGAAAAATCTCGTTTAATTAACTCTGCAGTTATCGCCCGTGACCCATTATTAGATGCATTCTTATCTGGTGGCGGTATGACAACTAACATCCCTTCATTCAAAGATTTGTCAAGTGCTGACCAAGAATCAGTTTCTGATGGTACTACTAATACAATCACTGCACCTACAACTGGTCAGTCTGCTTCAGTAGAAACACAAATCAGATTGTCACGTAACAAATCATGGCGTTCATTTGACTTAGAACGTGACCTAGCTGGTGCTGACCCTATGGCATCTATTGCTAACCGTGTATCTGAATACTGGGCTAGACGTTTGCAAGCTGCATTTATTAGCACAATGAAAGGTGTATTTGCTAATAACTCTTTGGCAACTCCTGGTGGTGGTGCTGCACAATATGACTTAACACGCGACATCGCATGGTCAAATGGTGCTACACAAACTGTTGCTAATGCTTATTCTATTGGTACAAGTACATTCTCAGCTTCTGCGTTTATTGATGCAGCGTTGACTATGGGTGATTCATTAGAAAACTTAAGCACATTGTTTGTTCATTCTGTTGTTTATGCACGTATGTTGAAAAACGACTTGATTGAATTCGTTGCTAATACTCCTGTTGGTACTGGTTTAGCTGGTGGTCTTTTAGATTCACAAGCAAGTACACGTATCCCTACTTTCATGGGTCGTGAAGTTATCGTTGACGATTCTATGCCAGTTGTTCAAGCTACTTCAGCTTCTGGTGTTCCAATTGCAGGTTCTTATGTTTATGAATCTTGGTTGTTCGCTAAAGGTGCTGTACGTTTAGGTTTAGGCGCACCAAAAATCCCAACTGAAACTATCCGTTTACCTGGTCTTGGTAATGGTGGTGGTGCTGAAGAACTTTACAACCGTGTTGAATGGTGTATTGCTCCTGTCGGTACTTCTTATGCTGGAGCAACTACTAACGGTGGTGGTCCATTGAATGGTAATGCTGCAACTGCTAATACTCTTGCTCATAGTGGTTCATGGTCACGCGCTTACGCAGAACGTAAACAAATTCCATTCGCTAGATTGTTAACACGCGAATCTTAATTCTAAATTAGGATTTAATAAGGAAGTCAGCTATGTGGTTGACTTCCTGCTATTACTAGATTGCAAAAGGAATAAATATGGCAACATTATTAGAAGTAATCAAAACATTAGACCCAAACGATGCTACATTGTGGACATCAGATGGTTTACCAAAATTAGATAAATTATCATTAGCTCTTGGCAGTAATGTTACTCGCACAGAAGTTAATGCTGTTGCATTTGGTTTAACAAAAGACAATGTGGCAACATGGGTTGCTCCACCAAGTAAAGAACCAGAAGCACCTGCGGAAGTACCCGTTGATGTTGAAACAGCAAATGCTGAGTTACTTAGTGAAATCAAAGTATTATCTGATAGTTATTCAGAAAAACGCGCAGCATTACTCGCTATGCAAAAAGAATTAGATGATGTAGCAACTGGCATTGCTGTTGCACATAGTAAAGTGATTGAAGAATCAGACCCACATTTGTTTAACAAATCTATTCAAGGTATGTTTGCAGCTGAAGATGCGGCTCGTAAAGAAGGTATCTTAGCTTATTTAAACGAAATTGACCGTAGAAATAAACCATATGCTGAGGCTGTCACATTATGAGCTTAGTAAATGAGTACATGTTTGGCGATACTATTACGTTAAGCAATGGTGTTAATTCATTCAAAAAAAATGAGAGCGTAGCCTTTGGCACAGTTACAACGCCTTATCGTGGTACTTCGTTTACTGTAAAAAACTTAGCGACTATTACATTAAATATTGCTGGTACAGCTACTGTTAAAATATTAACAAATCCATTTGATGTATATGCAGGTAAAGATGCTATTTTACTAACAGTATCGACAGCTGGAACTACACAATACACAGTACAAGGTACATCAGTAGTATGCATAGAAGTGACTTCTATGGCAGCTGGTGCAGTAGTTTCTGCTCGTATTGTCTATGAAGATGGTGTTGACTAATGGCTAAGTATTTGCCAGATATGCGTCAAGGTGATGATTACAACGTAAAACTTGTAATAAATGACACCACAGGTGCAGCCAAAAACATTACTGGTTATAAATTCTGGTTAACATTGAAAGCGTCTATTTCAGATGCAGATGCGGTAGCTGCTTTGCAATTTAGCACTACTGCTGGAGATAATGTTAATGACAATCTGCTAAACGGTATCTGCTATTTAGCAATACCAGCGGCTATGACAAAAAATGTATTACCTGGTGAATATCGTTATGATATTCAACAACGTGTAGGCAATGCATTGTCAACTGTGCTACCACCAATAGCTGATTATAGAGATAAATTAACAGTAGTACCTGAAATAACAAAATCAATATGACCGATACCGTTGTATTAAATTTAACTCTTGGTGAAACTACAATTGTAGTTAATCCAATTGAAGAAGCAATAGTACAGATAACGGAATCTGATAATCAAGCTATTTCAATAATAACATCTGTAGTTGAAAGTATCGTAACAGTAACTCCTGTAATAGAATCAATAGTTCAAGCTTTTCCTGCAGGGATGCGAGGTGAGGGCTTTGATAATATAACGTCAACGAGCAATATACAATTAACATTAGGCATAAAAACTTTTATAGTTAACCGTATAGGTGCTTATATTGTAGGCTCACGAGTTCGCATAGTATCTAATATAGGCTGGCTTGAAGGCGACATATCTGCAATAAATCATAGCAATAATACAATAACACTAACTGCTGACTTACTCACAGGTTCTGGTTCAGCAAATAGCTGGACATTCAGTCTTTCTGGTATACGTGGCTTACAAGGCTTACAAGGACAACAAGGCTCACAAGGCATTAAAGGTGATACAGGTGCGGGTTCTGGAGCAGTATTGACTATGGTAGCTACCAGTGATTTAGGTGGCAATCGTGCTGTTACATTAGTTGACAATAATATTGTATATGCAAGTTCAGATGTAAACAATGTAAATGGTGTTATAGGTTTTACAGCAAGAGCTATTACAATCGGTGAGCAAATGGATATTGTTACCAGTAATGACTTAGGTGGATTTAGCAATCTTATAGCAGGACAACCTATTTACTTATCAACAAACGGAACAATTACACAAATAGTACCTACAAGTGGAATACTACAAGTATTGGGTTCAGCACTTAGCAGTACTAAAATAAATATAAAAATTCAACCTCCTATTGGAATATAAATATGCAAAAATTCATGACATTGGAAAACGGTTCACAAAAATTAATAGATGCTGGGGTTGTTACTTCTGCTGGAGAAAGTGATACTGGAAAAGTACCTGTTTTAGATAACTCAGGTAGATTAGATACAACAATGATGCCAGTTGGCATCGGTGCAGATACTCGTGTGGTATCTACATCTGAATCATTATCTGCTGGAAGTTTGGTTAACATTTGGAATAATTTTGGAACTCCTGCGGTAAGAAAAGCAGATGCAACTGTAGCTGGTAAAGAAGCACATGGTTTTGTTATGTCATCATTTACACATCCAACAACAGCAACTGTTTATTTTGAAGGTAATAATACAGCTATACTTGGTGGTATTCCCGGCATTGCATTTTTATCAACAACTCCAGGCACAATAACAGCCAATGCACCAAATATGCAAGGTAATATTGTACAAAAAGTAGGCATAGTCACTGGTCCAACTAGTTTGAATGTTGAATTTGGCGAACCTGTTGAGTTAGCATAGTCATGCGTCCACTTGTTATAGACGAAGGAAAAATTCGCCAATTACGCGATTCCGAATTATTAACAGGTGTACAGTATTTTACTGAAGGTCAATCCATAGTTTTTACTCCTGATACTACTTCTGGAAATATAATTATTTCAACGACAGTTAGTACAAATTCAATAGACGGTGGTTCACCTTCAAGTACATATGAAAATTGAGGTATTGACTAATGGTAATGCCAAGTAAAATACAACTTAGACGTGGATTAGCGGCTGATTGGACTTCTGCAAATCCAGTTTTATCGCAAGGCGAAATGGGACTAGAACTAGATACAAAATTATCTAAAGTTGGAAATGGTATTGCAAATTGGACAGCTTTGCCTTATTTTCTACCAACAAAAGCAAATCTTAATCTTGGAAATGTTGATAATACATCAGACTTAGATAAGCCATTGTCTACTGCAGTTCAAAATTATATAACTGATACACAAGTTTTATTATCAAATAAAGCTGATATTGCAAATCTATCTAATGTGGCTTTTTCAGGAACATATATTGACTTATTAAACAAACCTCAATTGGCAGGTGCTAATTGGGAATTATTTGAATCATAAAGGAAAATAACAATGGCAAATGTAAATGATGTAACCACCAATCTATCGATTCCAATTCCTAATGTTGGAAACCAAATAACATATGATATATCTCGATTACGCGATGCTTTAAATAGTATTGATACATATCTTACAACAAATGCAACTAATATTTCTACAAAAGAATCTACTGTTAATAAAGGTGCGGCAAATGGTTATGCTCCTTTAGATGCAACATCAAAAGTTCCAGCAGCTAATTTACCTAGCTATGTAGACGATGTTGTTGAAGTAGCTAATCAAGCTGCATTACCCGTAACAGGTGAATCTGGAAAAATTTATATAACAGCTGATACAGGTAATACTTATCGTTGGTCTGGTACTATTTATGTGTGGATTAATTCTAATTCTGGTACATCAGATGCTAGTACTAAATTAGCTACTGCTCGTACCATTGCAGCTACTGGTGATGCTACTTACAGTGTGTCATTCGATGGCTCAGCTAACGTCACAGCGGCTATTACTTTAGCTAACAGTGGTGTGACAGCTGGCACAGTTAACAGCACAGCAACAGCTCTTACACCTATCACAGTAAATGCAAAAGGTTTGGTAACTGGTACAGGCGCACCTGTAACAATCACACCAGCTTTTGCTAGTATTACCGCTACGCCAACTACTGTAGCTGGTTATGGTATTACTAACGCATATACTAAAACTGAAGTAGATACAGCTATTACAAATGGCACACCATCATTTACTACACTAACAGGTAAACCAACTACATTAGCTGGTTATGGAATCACAGATGCAACTACAAGCACTGCATTTACGACACACACAGACGATGCTTCATTACATTTAACTTCTGCACAAAATACATTGATTGATGCATTAACTGCTTCAGCCGCAGAACTTAATTATTTAGTTGGTGTAACTTCAGCAGTACAAACACAGTTAAATGCTAAGTTAACAAAATCTGGCGCAGTCTGGTCTGACTTTACCTAAGTATAATTAATGGCAAATACAAACACACTAACAACTAATTATTCTCTACCTGTTCCAGAACTTGGGAATACACTTGTCTATGATATTCCTAGAATAAAAACAGCATTGACTACTGTTGATAGTACTTTATTTGCCAAGCAGGATACGTTAGTATCTGCAGTTAATGTCAAAACAGTCAATGGCAACAGCTTATTAGGAAGTGGTGATATATCAATATCAAGTGGTAGTAATGGTTCAGGTTTAACTACAACTGCTATTAAAACATCAGCTTATACAGCAGCTGCAAGCGAATTAGTTAGATGTGATACTACTGCAGGTACATTTAGTATTACATTGCCAGCATCACCTGCTGATGGCTCTATAGTAGCTGTACTAGACATAGGCAATGCATTTGGTACTAATAATGTGACAGTTCTACCAAATACAGGTAAAACAATAGAATCTGATAGTACTTCGCTGATACTTGATATAAATGGAACGTATGTGTCATTTATGTATAATTTATCTGCAGCAAATTGGCGTTTACTTGAAACACCGTCAGTGCCATTGGCATCGAATACTGCATTAGTCAACACAGGTTCTGTGACTAATATAAACGGCATATTGTCTGGTGATGGCAGTACATTAACAGGTGTTACATTAAAAACAATTAACGGTAACGCATTAACAGGTTCTGGAAATATAACTGTAGCTGCATCTTCTACATTACAAGTAGTTAGTAGAGATTCTACTCAAGTTTCAGTATCATTGGCATCTGGTATATTGTCAATATTAAATCGTGTTGGAACAACAATACAAGTAGGAGCTATTTGATGACGGTTAGATATCCATTAGTACTAAATGGTACTACTATACAAGAATTACAATCAACAGATACTCTAGCTGGTTTATCTGGTTTAGCAGCATCTGGTGCTAATAGTGATATAACATCACTGAGTGCATTAACAACTCCTATAACAATTGCTCAAGGTGGCACTAATGCAACTACTGCTGAAGCTGCATTAGCTGCTCTAGGTGCGCAAGCTACGCTGAGTGCTGCTAGTGGTAGCGCAAACGGTTATCTGACCTCTGCAGATTGGACTACGTTTAATTCTAAGCAAGCTGCACTGAGTGCTGCTAATGGCGCAACTAACGGCTATCTTACTTCAGCTGATTGGACTACGTTTAATTCTAAGCAAGCAGCTCTAGGTACAGCAAGTGCATCGGTAAGTGGTATACTTAGTAGCACAGATTGGACTACGTTTAATGGTAAGCAAGCTGCATTAGTATCTGGCACATCAATAAAAACAGTTAACGGCACTACACTACTCGGTAGTGGCAATTTAGTTGTTACAGGTGGAGCAAGTGCTACTAAGACTATTGCTAATAAGACAGCGGCATATACTGTGGTAGCTGGTGATTTAGGTACGATTATTAACTGCACTGCTAATAGTTTTATTGTTAGCTTAACAGCTGCGGCTACACTGGGCAGTGGATTTGTTTGTACTATTTGGAATACAGGTACTGGTGCGATTACCATTGACCCTAATGCTTCTGAAACGATTGACGGTGTTGCTACGCTTATTTTAAGGCAAGGTGAAGGTCTTGGTGTTGTGTGTAACGGCACAAATTGGGAAACCGATGATAAGAAAACCATGCGGGGTTATGCTGAAAACTATCTTAGTACAGCAAGTAGACCTGTAGCTACTTCTGGAAATAACGCTATCGCTATTGGTAATTCATACGCATCTGGTACAGACAGTTTCGCTGCAGCTATTGCGAATAATACAAGTACCTATGGAGCGACTGGCGCAAATAGTATTGCTATAGGTTTAAATTCAAAAGCTACTGGAACCAGAGGAACGGCTATTGGTTCAGCAACCGCAACAGGAAGTTACGGTTGTACGGCAATCGGGTACGGGGCAAATGCAACCGCATCTGAGTCAGTTGCTATCGGATATGCTTTAAACGCAACTGGTAATTGGTCATTATCACTTGGGCAGCAATGTTCGTCAACAGGAAGTGGGTCTCAGGCAATAGGTCAATATGCTGATTCTGGAGGTTCCAATTCATTATCAATCGGTAACTCTACTTCATCAGCTGCAAATTTTTCAACAGCTATAGGGGTTAATTCCAGTGGGCAAGGCTCTCAAGCAGTAACAGGTTCTGGTGCAATGGCATTAGGTGGTTCATACGCTAGTGGTACAGATAGTTTTGCTGCTGGTGGTGCGAATAATACACCTTCGTATGGTGCAACTGGGGTGAGTAGTATTGCTATTGGTAATTTGTCTTTAGCGAGTGGCGCACGTTCAACCGCGTTAGGTTATGGAGCAACTGTAACCACAGCAGACCAAATACAATTAGGTAATTCATCTTCTACAACATACGTTTACGGTACGGTGCAAAATCGCTCTGATAAACGAGATAAAGCAGATATTAGAGATACTGTATTGGGTTTAGAGTTTATCAATAAACTTCGACCAGTGGATTACAAATGGGATTTTAGGGATAACTATAGAGATACTACACCAGACGGCTCTAAAAAACGCGTTCGGTATCATCACGGTCTAATTGCACAAGAGTTAAAATCTGTTATTGACTCTACTGGAATAGATTTTGGCGGGTTTCAAGACCATACGCTTATTGGCGGGAGCGATGTATTATCCATTGGATACGATGAACTTATTGCACCGTTAATTAAAGCAGTACAAGAATTAAGCGCAGAATTTAACGAGTATAGACGTACTCACCCTTAAACAACAACAGTAAATACATCCGAAGTAACTTATTAACTACAGAATAAAACTCTTTACTTTTTACAAAAAATAATATACAATATTTATTTAAGGAAAATAATATGGCGATTCAACTAGATTTAGAAACAAGCAACTTTGGTGTACCATTCCAAGCCGCTTATTTTCGCATCGTAACAGCAAGCATATCGCGTCAAAGACAAGCACAGTTTTCTGTGATGATTGACATAGTAGGTTACGCAACTGTGCCAACTAATGACGATACAAAAGACATTGACTTTAGACGTTACCATGCACCATTGGCTGACGTAGAGTCACAAGCTGGAGAAAACTTCTTAACCAAAGCTTACAACTGGGTAGCATTGCGAGCAGACATGACTGGTTCAGTAGCAGTTTAACACTAAGGATACATTATGTCAAAGAACTTATCATCAATATTACGCGGTACTAATTACGGAACATTGCCGATAAGTTCAGGTGGTACTAATGCAACTACTGCTGTTGCTGCATTAACATCGCTAGGTGCGCAGCCTTTACTAATATCTGGAACAAATCTTAAAACAATTAACGGTGGTTCAATTTTAGGAACTGGTGATATTACAGTAGCCGCTAGTAATTATGTTTTACCAACCGCATCGACAACAGCGTTAGGTGGTGTAAAAGTAGATGGTACTTCAATAAGTATAACTAATGGTATTATTTCAACAATTGGCAATGGCAGTAAAGTAGCAAAAATGAATTTTTTAGGAACACTGACTACTATAGATAGTGACCTAGCATTTGTACCAGAACAAAATATAACTATAACTGGAATAACTGCTAATTTAACACAATCTCCTACAGTTGCTGGTTCATTCTCATTAAAGAAAAATGGGATAATTGTTGCTACAGTTGCTATACCAACAAACCAATTGATACTTAGCATTACAACAGTATCCATTACTGGAACACATGCAGATAGTTTTACTGTTAGTCTTACTGCAACTTCTGGTAAAAATTTAACAATAACATTAATATACGGATAAACTATGACAATTACAGCAAATTATATCGATACTGGCACAATCCAAATAACAAACTATTGGGAACCGACTACTGGTAATGCTGCAACATATCATACATTCAATGATTTAGCAAAAACAATTTCTGATGCTATTACAGGCACTGCATCAGGCAATGCAGGTGCTACATCTGGAATAACATTTACTGTGTCAGCTGGCATAACTCCTATAGCATCAACTGGTTGGACATTAGCAGATTCATTTTGGGGTTATAATACAAAAACAACTACTCGTGATGCTACAACAGCTAGTCCAATTTTTACTCAAGTTTTCAAATCTCCATGTGCTGATGGAAATTCTACTAAGAATATAATTGTTCGCTATAATACATTAACACAAGAAATATTAACTACAACTTGTGAAAAATATACAGTAGCTACCCGTGCTATTACAAATGAAGCTTATACCTTTATGGATTGTGCGCCAGTACATTATAATCTAAGTTATAGTGATGTTATAATTATGGTTAATCCTAGATTCTTAGTTTTCCATAGTTATATTGCAACAGCTCCAGATTTATGGTCAGGTGTCTTTGAATGTGCAAGAGAAGATGTTAATGATGTTGCTGGTTCTGGTTATCCAGATACAAATAGTACGGGTTATCCTTGCTGGGGATGGATGGGTTCTACTAGTATGGGATTGGGTGCATTAATAGAAACAGGAAAGACTTTTGGTACTGATGGTGTTAATGCTGGACCATTATGGTCTATGCCAAGAACAGTGGGTGGAAATACTGGAATAAGTGCTGCTATTAATTATGCAGTTAATCTAGGTATTGATACGTATCCTAGTCCACAAGCAGTTACAACATATAACCTAACTAATAGTGCATTAAGACCTGTTAATAGAGCTATTGTAGATACTACTAAGTTTACTAGCAATAAATGGTCTGTAAATAAATTAATCCTACCAATAAAACCAATAGTTGGTTTTAAAGATGCTCAATCTGGAAATTATGGACAACTCTATGGTATAAAAATGTTAGCTCCTATTGGATATAACATGAACCAGATAAATGTAACTGTTGATAGTGATAATAACGGAAGTGCAACTGGAACAAGTAAACGCCATTGGTTATTAAATACGCATCAAAAATTACCACTAGTTAATAACTATAGAGACTCTGGACAATGGGTTACGGACTTAGTTACCACAAATGGTTCTTTAAAAGGTGTTCGTCATATATCTATTGGGTCGGCTATTTATATAATTGGTAGTAATACTGCTATAACTAATAATGGCGGTGTGCTTCAGAAGTTTAATAGATTTACTAGAGTTATGACAACACTAAGTCTTGGTGGAAATAATTCTCAGATATATGACATAGTATTTGATGGGGAACGCTACATCTATTTTACACGTGGCAGTGCCATTATCTATAGATTTGACATAACAACTGAAACACTAAGTTCACTTTCTGTTGCCGCAAATATAGGTTTTCTTGGAATAAATGGTAATGCTGTTTATGCATCACTTGCTACTGATACTGCATCTTCTTATATGTTTAGATTTACTAGACAAGCGTCATCTGGAACTGTAAATGGTATAGCTGCTCATCCAACTACACCAACTACCGTAACTACACTTTCAAGTGGTAGTTCTAGACAATTTGGAATGCGTTCAGATTTTGATGGTAGAATGTATTATATGTCAACAGCAAGTGCCGATTATAGATTACAATATTTAAGTGAAACTGGTACAGCTCCAACTACGCTTTTCACTAGTAATTCGTATGCATTTATGAACTATTTAATATTAGATGGGAAGTCAATATTAGTTATAGCAAATAACAGTAGTTCAACATGTACAGTAAATATGTTTTATAATGCACCAAGTGGTAGTAATTATAATAGTAGCTCACCTCCTTCTGGAATGGCTAATGGTAGGGGTGATTCAGGTATGTTCAAATATCATGGTATGACAGTTGTTTGTAATAATGGTGCTAATAATCAGAACTATTTTATTCAACATTTATCAATAGTTAATTCAAGTATTTACAATTCTGAAAATTGTTTTATGGTAACTTCAACAGCAAATGAAAATTATCCAGCAGGTTCTATACAAGACACGTATACAACTACTACAAAATCATATGGAGCTGAAATAATGGCAAGCACACAATATGGTGTCAATGTATTTCAAAACATAAATGGCGATGCTTCAATTGGTTCATTTACAGCATTTGCTAATAAACTTGCACAGGTTGCAATACCTGCATGACACTAGCAACTAATATTGCTACGTTAGTGACATCACCAGTAAGTGCGCTCATATCTATAAAGAGCGCACAACCATTAACTAATAATACAGTTATTATACCAGTTATATCACCTAGTAAATTATTATTAAATACTAAACCATTGTTAACTATAATAGCAACTGGTATAAATACTAACAACATAGTAAAACAGCCTAAAAGTTTACAACCATTAACTAATAATACAGTTACTACAAAAACAATTTCTATATCAAGATTGACACTTATTACATCAATATCTCTTGGAAGTAACGTCAATCAAACTGTATCAGTTATAAATGGAACAGTTACCATAAAACAATCATTAATTACATTTTGGAGTTAAAAATGGAATGGGAAAAATTTATGTCTGCAGAATTTATCTATGTAGATATGACAGACAACGAGGTTAACGCGCTAACACAAAATCACCATTTAACAAAAATAGATGATATTATTGCAATAGGTGTTTCTAATCCTATTGATGAATTTAAAGATAGGTTATATGTACAACCTATTGTTATAGAAGAAATACCTACAGACGCTCCGATTGTAAGTGATGAATCTATAACTTCAAATTTGGGGAGTTCCCCAATAACCTAGTCAAGTGGTGATACTTGACAAAAACCCGGAGTTTCAAATGGCTGATATGACAGTTCCAAACATTTTCACAATGCCTTCTACAGGCAACGGTAACGGCAATGATATGGGAATGGGAGCAATTACACCTTTAATTTTAGGTGCTGCGCTCTTTGGTGGTCGTGGTGGTTTATTCGGTGGCAACAATGGTGATGCGGCAGCGGCAGCCGCTGTAGCTCATGGTGCTACCGTAAATGAAGTACAGGGTATAGTGAATGGAATCAACACCATTCAAGATATTGGAGCTGTAAGACGTGAAGTTGCAGATGTTAACAAAGAAGTTTGGAAAGCAGAAGGCGATTTGCAAACAGCAATTACTGCCAGTACTGGCTCACTTGCTAATGATGTTTTGCAATCTCAAATTGCATCTATGCAAGGTCAAGCAAATATTGTCAATGCTATTGATTCTCATGCAAATGACATATCTTCGCAAATAGCGGCTAATGC